CTTCATCAAGTGCATCATGGGCGACAACTCCACGCTGTCCTCCTACTTTCAGCGGTGCATCGGCTACTCGATGACCGGCAGCGTGCGCGAGCAGAAGTTGTTCATGCCTCATGGCGGCGGCGCGAACGGGAAGAGTACGGCGCTGAACGCTATAGCCGATGTGCTGGGCGACTATGCCACCCCAGCTGCCCGCGATCTGCTGCTGATGAAGCCGAGCGACAACCACCCGACAACGATAGCCGACCTCGATGGCGTGCGGATGGTGCTTGGTGCCGAGACTGACGAGGGCCGCCGCCTCGCTGAATCGCTGGTGAAGCAGTTGACCGGCGGGGACGCGATGAAGGCCCGCAAGATGCACAAGGACTATTACTCCTACGCCCCCATCTTCAAGCTGTGGCTGGCCGTGAACCACCCACCCATCGTGCGCGGCACCGACTATGCGATCTGGCGGCGCATCCAGCGAATCCCCTTCACCGTCACAATCCCCGAGGTAGAACAGGACCGCGACCTCCCCACCAAGCTCAAGGCCGAGCGCCCCGGCATACTCAACTGGTGCCTCTCCGGGTGCGCGGCTTGGCAGACTCAGGGCCTCGACACCCCGACCACCGTCACCCTCGCCACAAGCGAGTACCGGGCCGATATGGATATCATTGGATCGTTCCTCGAAACCGCCTGTGTCAGTGACGCAAGTGGCACATGCCCTAAGAAGCATTTTTATGAGGCTTATACTGCATGGGCGTTGGAGAGTGGTGAAGAAGTTATGTCGCAACGCATTGTTTCGCACAGACTTACAGAACGCGGCATCGGCAGCGACAGAACAAACAGCGTGCATTATTGGAAGGGAATCCGCCTCAAGGATTCGTGACGCGTGACGTTAGTGACGTACTTTTGCAGGATCTAAAGGCTATATATATATAGTAATGGATTAGGGCAATTCCGCGTCACTTGCGTCATGCGTCACCTTGCGTCACTAGCTTCATACCCTGCACGCCCACCAGCCCCCGGCGCGCCCTATCCAGCCGCCGCCGCCTGTCCTCTATCGCCTCATCCCAGGGTTCGCCCCGGTCGAAGCGCCGCCAGACTGCGACATAGCATGCCTTGCAGAGTAGGCGCAGGCGGGCGGGGGCGGGGCAGCATAGGCATACGGTGGGGAGCTTGGGGTCGCTCACGGCTCAAATGGCGTATAGCGCGGGTCGGTCTTGTCCAAGTCATACCAATGCGGCCCGTCTGTCTCTGGGTTGGCCTCACACCCGACGCAGCACTCCTCGCAACAGCCCGTATGTGGGCCGCAATGGCTGTGTGCCAGTAGCCACTCCTCGCGAGTCTGGATGTGCTCACTCATGGCCGCCCACTCGCAATCCACCAAGCCAGCCACGTCCACCCGAGGCACGCCACAGCGGCCAGGAACCACAGTACATCGGCTAGGTCGTCAATCGGCCGCTCAGGCATCGGTTTCTCCAATCCAAGCTATATCGTCAATGTTATCAGGCTCATAGGCTATTTGTAGAGCTTCGAGTCAGCCTCTACAAACAGGCTCAGGCGCAAGCCGCTACAGCCTAACGACTTATCGTCCGCCCGGATGCCTCGCTATTTATACCCCCCTCTTCTGAGGGGTCAGGAGAATAGGCGGCCTTGGTTGGTGGCCGCCGCATGTAGGTGGTGAAGCCGCAGAAGCAACATCGCCCGCCCTGCGCCGCGCACGGGCAGCAAGAGGAGCGGGGGCAGGGGGGCCCGCTGCCAGTCCAGACGAGACTCATACCCACCTCTCCGGCGGCACCGGCCACTCGGTCAGCAGGTCGTCGGGGATGGAGGGTTCGGCTTGGATGGCCTCTAGCGAGTCTCTGGCGGCCACAGGAAGGGCCTCTAGGCGCATTCTAAGGCCCCTCAGAGCCTCTAAGACCTGTCGAGCGTGGTTAGCAGCTAGCTGCGCCCTCTGTGGCGCACCGTAGCGCCTCACTTGACACCTCCGGCCAGCGCCACGGCCTTGGCGTGCCCCAAGATGGCATCGGCCCGGCTGGTATAGCGTTCCTGATAGCCATCGTGCGGGCCGCCGAAGATCATCGTCTCCCACAGGACAGGTGGTCTATCGCCGAAGGCATGGTCTAGGCCAAGGAAGACTGTGGAGACAGAGGCATCGCCCACCTTATCCTTGGCGACGTGTCGATTGGCCTTCTCGAACCACTTGGCCCACGTCAGCAGGTCTGGCTCCGGCACAGGCTCACCCTCTGGATTCAGGCGATAGTGTCCGCTCACTTTGCGCCTCCATACCCCTTGCTGGGGTCTTTCCAGCCGGCGCCGAGCTTGGTGTGTTCGGCATACCGGCTGGGGTCTTGACCTCGGTAGGTGACTCGGCGGGCGAGTCTCAAGGCGATAGCCGCTCCTGCTACCATAGTTTCCCACTCGGGATGACCGTCCAGGTACACATCGCCAGCCATCGCCTTGACGTGTTCTAGCGCCTCCACCATCGCGCCCCAAGCCTCGAATGCGAATCGTCCGGCCTCGTCCGGAGTGAAGCCGGGTCGCACGTCCCAAGTTGGTTCGCTCATCCTGCCACCTTATCAGCCCTCGCAAGGGCAGCGTTCATTCTGTCAATGTGGCGCTTGACTATCCCCGCTCCTTGTCCGGCGTCTAGTGCGTACCTCAACGCCTCCCGCATCGCCTCGAACGCCTCGGCCAGCTGGTCGCAGGAGTCGCAGCCGGAGGCACACACGCAGCCGTTACCGAGAGTCATCTGATTGCTCATTTCTCACCTCCGGGTGTCCTCATGGTAATACTCTCAATCCCTCTGGCGTCGAATAGAGGGGCGGTGAGGCGCAGGGTTTCGTGTGGCTCCGATCCTCATGGCGCGCATCGTCCAGCCTTGGTCGGCCCATTTCCGCCGCACCTAAGGCACCGCGTTCGCTCGCTCCCCTTCGCTTGCGTCATGACCCGCCTACCTTTCCTTCGGCCAGCGGCCGACGACAACGGGCGATCCAATGATGCGCTTGGACGGCTCAGTAGCGAACCAACCGGACCAGAAACAGTCAGGGCAATCGCGCTGGCCGCCGCGATAGACGGGATACCGATGCCCGCGCTTGCAGGTCAAGACTTGCCATTCTCCGTGCTTCGCTTGCGTCACGACCGCACCTCCTGAACGTGATAGCCTTCCCGTTTGCATGGCACTGGCTCACCGCAGTCTCCGCACGCTCGCACGATGCCGTGACCGTTCAGCCGATGCATGTAGAGCGAGTCCTTGGTGAAAATGCGCCGCAGTTTCCCCGCCTTGTCGTAGTGGTAGGCGATGGGAAGTCGCTTCGCTTGCGTCATGACCGCACCTCACAGTTGATAGCGACCGCCTCACCGCCGATGTTGATTTCGTTGGGCATGGGACGCGCGTTGACCGTGACCGTCCGGCCGCAATGCAGGCACGCTGACGTTGACAACTTGCGATCCCCGGTCGTCCACGGCCCGATGAGATGCCCGCGCCACGTCGTAGAGTCGTAGGCTTCGCACCGCAGGGCGTCGAGTTTCGATTGCTTCGCTTGCGTCATGGCGTCACTCCCTCTCTGTGTCATCGCATCCTCCCCGTGTGTGTTGATTCCACCGAGTCTCGTGATAGACGCGCTCACACTTCACGCAATAGTCAACGCGCTTGACACAGACGCGGCAGCCTGGAACGGTGCAGTAGGAACCGCAGCCCCGGCAGCCTTTCAGTCGCTTCTCGCTCATCGCCTCACCTCCCGTGTGTTGATTCCACCCTGTCACTACACCATTGATACCACCTTGTCATGTCCGAGTCAAGGATTATTTTCACCCTCGCAAAGATTCTGTGGACCGCCTGACACACTATCTGAAATCTCCCCTTGACAAATCACAGAATCCGCATATTGTGATTGTGTGCAGAGCCTAGGCGCTTCCATGTCGTCTCAGCCGCCCAGCTTCCCGCCTCCTGCCAAGCGTACCCGTGGCGAGAAGCGCCGCATCTTCTTCGACGCTCTGGCCTCCGGCGACCGCATAAACGAAGCCTCTCGCCGCGCCGGTATTAGCATCGCAACTGCCTCCCGCTGGGCTAATCAGGTGGGTAAAAAGGTAACAGATGCTCTCCCGAGCAAGGATGAGCTAGTAGGCGACTTGTTCAAAGCGTATATGCGTGCAGGAGTTGCACACAAGGCAAGTATCGCAAAGCGCATATTCGAGGCAATGGGATTCGCTATGCGCGTGCAAGCTGATGAGACGCAAAGGTCTGCGTCTGCGCCACTGCGCGACGTCGTGATAACCTGGATTAATGAGCGCGAGAAATCACGCGACCGTGCGCACCGTCAACCAGCCGCATCCGCTGAAAGCCTTGCGCCCCAACATGTCCAGCCAATCGAGTCCGATAACAAGCCTTATGTCAACGCGCCGCAGTCGGGTGCGGATTGCGAGCTGGTGCCGGGTGGATCCCCCCAGGCGAGCGGCGTCGAGGGCGTTCGGGTCAACTCACCAACCGCCACCAAAAATCAGGATTCCGCACCAGATTCCGAGAAGGAGGAAAAGTGAGCAAGATCGATAACGAGGGTGGTGCGTGCTCGTCGCTGCATGTGAGTCCTACGGTGGCGGCGACGCGGTTTGCGACGGCGGATGGGGTGCGCGATCTGCTGGACACCGACGCGGGGGTGTTGCCGGCGGCGACGGGAGCGGAGGGTACGCCGGCGCTGAAGCAGACGGTGGCGGTGCAATCGCAGGTCAACGAGAACTGAGGGAGGCGACGATGCGCAGGACTGGGGAGCCGCTGGAGCGCAAGGTGTATCCGGGGCATACGAGCGACTACGAGAGCGACGCGGGGATGATCCAGTACCACGACTCGCATATCGACGAGTCGGAGGGATACACCTCGCTGTTCGAGCAGTCGGTGAGCGACGCGGACGCGATCATCGAGTGCGGGCAGGGCGGGGCGGCGCAGGCCAATGCCTACCACGGTACGCAGATTGGCGGCATCCGCACGCCGGACGCGGGCACGTTCAAGCTGCGGGGCTGGTAGCCGTGCGGCGCGGTAGGCATGTCGCGGCGGGGACGGCGGAGAAGGCGAGCGTGACGCAGAATCCGCGGCCGGCTACCGATGGCAAGGACGCCAAGCTCGGCTATTCCAGCGACTCCACGCACCAGCACATCGGCTCACCGTGTGGCGAGAGCGGGGGCGACTACAAGCTGCGGACGAGCAAGTGGCAGGGCAGCGGCCAGAAGGCGAGGCACTGATGGCGCGCCGAGGCCGCAAGCCGCCCGTGACGAATGCCGCGCCGATCCAGGCCGGGCCGCCGCAGAGCATGCCGCTGGCCGGCGAGTTCCCGCCATCGCCGATGGGGGTCGCGCCGCAGATACTCGGCCAGACGCCGCCCCCATCGCCCGGCATGAAGCACGCCAAGGTCAGCAAGGCGAAGCACAAGCACGCCCGGGGCAAGTAGCCGGTGTCCACCTACCCGGTCACGGTTGGCGAAATCTCTCCTGCCGACGCGACTCTCTCCCACATAGCACCCGTGACCGCGGCCAACGTGGCGCTGCTCGATAACTGGGGCACCGGCACCACCTACTCGGTAGCGGCCAACAGCACCGATCTGCGCGGGCAGGTGACGATTACCGGTGGTGATGTGCCCATCGACGCCAACCCGCGCTGGCAACTTACCTTCAGTGGCGGAGTGTTCCCCACGGCCCCATTCGCAATGGTCGTGCGGCAGGATACGGCGCGCATGCCGATGAACGCGACCACGACGACCCAACTCACCGTGACGCAGGGCGGCGCCATCGCCGCCTTCACCACCCACATCTTCGACTACGAGGTCACGCCATGAGCCGCCGACGCCGCTTCACCGGCCACCGCGACCACCTCGGCCGCTACATCCTCGGCATGCAGGACACCCCGCCGCCGACCATCCCCAAGGATGAGGACGACGCTGGCGGCGTCATCCCGCATCAAGGTCTGCGCCAAGTCCCAGTCGGCAGCGGCGTGCTCAACTATCGCAAGTCGCCGCACAGCAGCGCCGTCACGCAGGAGGAGTAGCCGCCGTGCCCACGATGCCATCGGCGACCGGCTGGGTGGACCGTCTGGGCGACACCACGTTCCTCGTCCCCGGCGGCGACGCCAATGGCCTGTCGCGCGCGCTCACCGAGGCCGCCAACAAGGCCACCTCCTCGGCCCCGTGGATCATCTTACTGCAGCCGGGCATCTACCAGCCCACCGCGCAACTCACGCTGCCGTCCTACACCTGCCTCCTCGGCGCGGGCCGCGACTGTACCCGCATCGATATGGCGAACGTGCCAAACGGAATTGCAATGGTCGGAGACGGCACCGTCAACCTGAGATTCCAAGATATCGAAATATACGACCATCGCGGATCCGGCGGGTTGCCGGCGCAACCATTGTCTATACACGATGCACAAGGGTTTTCGACAGAGTCGTGTCGATTCGATCACTTAAGTTCTGGCGGTGGTGGCTATTCCTTCATCAAGCAGGACACTTCTTCGCACTCATCCAATAGTGCTTATGATGTGCGGCTGGCAAACTCCCAGTTCATCGGCGCATCGTTCGACAACATCATCATCACAAATTGCAACCTGCGCGCGTTCTCCTGCCTCTTTCAGAATACTCCCACTCAGAGCGGAAGCGATAATGTCAGGTTGCAAACCGGCGGCACCTGGGAGTTCTACGGCTGCGACATAATCATGATTTCGTCTCAGACATATACGGGCACACCCGGAGCCGCGTTACAGCTTGGCAGCAGTACAACCGGCTGGACATTGATTCTCGATGGTTGCCGCGTTCTCTTTGATCTGTCCAGCGGCGATGTGAATGGCGCAACGGTACAATGGGGTACCATCGCCACCAGCAATTTCAACGAGGACTACACACTCACCATCATCGGCTCCAAGATCGACTACAAGACCGGCACGATTACAAGCGCCGCAGTCGTCGCCGGGCTTGTTCTCGGCAACGCTGGAGCCAACGCCACTAATGGCAGCGTGCGCCTCATCGGCAGCGAGATTCGCGATCTTGGCGGCAGCGGCGGCACGGTGCGCACCGACGTGGTGATCAACGGCACGGCGGTCGGCGGCAACAAGATCCTCAAGTCCTTCACGCAATCCGGCAGTAGGGCGAAGTGGGATTACAAACTGGCCGGCGGCTTCATCCCAGTCCCCGCCAACTACGGCTACACCGACCAGACGACCAACTTTCAGGCCGCCAGCGCCGCATTCGCCACCGCCGCCACGGTTGCCGTCACCCTCGGCACCTCCTTCCCGGCCTCCGCGCTCGACTACAACGTGCATCTGGAGCCGTCGGCCAACGAGACCTTCTGGGTCTCCGGCAAGACCAACACCGGCTTCACGCTCAACAGCAGCAATGCGACCTCGACGGCCACGGTGCGCTACGTGGTGGTGCGCTGATGGCCCGCAGACGCCGACTCGAATCCAAGGCGGTAGGTCACACGACGCCGCCAGTCATGGTCGAGAACGTGAACCCAATGGAGGATCACCCCGGCCTCACTCCGCTGGAGCACAGGCGCATCAAGCGCATCGCAGGCCGCGGCAAGCGCAGCAAGGTGGACGTGCGGGTGAAGGTGGAGCACGAATGACTGTACACGTCTGCTCCCCAGGCTGGATTGACGACTATGCTAGCATCGACCTCAATCTGGTGATGGTCATAGCAATGTTGTTGATAACTGATAGTTTCGGAGTGAGCACAGTGCCAGAATCTACGTCAGCGCCGGTGGTGGTTCATGGACTCCAATTGCGGGGGTATGAGTATGGCGCGCAGAGGACGAGCGCATCCGGGATTCGCAGAAGTGCAGCAGAAGATAGAGGGCGAGGGCTATAGCAAGGAGTCGGCTGGGGCGATCCTCGCCAGCAAGACACGACACGCCAGCAAGGCAGCCAAGAAGGCCAATCCTCGGCTCAAGCGGGTGAAAGGGTAATGGCGCGCAGGAGACGCAGCAGCCCGACACCGGCACCCGGCGCACCGGACAAGATCGAGAAGTCCATGCATGAGTTCAAGCACGGCGAGCTTCACAGCGGCAGCAAGAAGGGGCCGCGCGTGACCAACCGTAAGCAGGCCATCGCCATCGGCCTGAGCGAGCAGAGAAAGGCGAATGCCGGAAAGTACTGAGCCGACGCAGACGCAGCCGCGCACCACCGACACCCCGCGACTCCCCTTCTTCGAGTTCGCGCGGGACCTGTGCGGCTTCTTCTACATCGACGCCTGGGAGCGCGAGGGCCAGAAGATTCCGCGCTCCACGCTCAACTGGGAGATGGCCGACTACCACGAGCGCATCGTCAACGCTTGGATGGACACCCGCTTCAGCCTGAGGAAGCGTGTGAAGGTGGCCTACATCATCCCACGCAAGGGGCGCAAGAGTACGCTGATCACGCAGGCCGGCCCCGCCTACGAACTCGCTCTGGACAACAACCTCAGCATCGGCATCGATAGCGAGAAAAAGGAGAACTCCAACACCTTCCTGCGCTCCACCGCCGCCATCATGGGCGGCAAGACGAACTCGCCATGGGTCAAATACCTCGGCAACTGGAACCAGCCCGAGTGTCTATGGCGCGATGATCGCATCGTGGTCTACCCGCGCACCTATGCCCAGCGCAAGGACCCCAGCATCTTCACCCTGAGCATCGAGATCGGGGCGGTCGGCGCCGCGCCAGACATTATCCATATCGACGACCCGATGAGCATCGAGACGCACACCGATATCTGGATGCAGCAGGTCCGCAAACATTATGAGGGATTGGGCCCCGTGCTGGTGCCGAATGGCCTATTCGTCCTCTGCATGACACGGTACGACGATGGAGACCTGTATGGACATATCGAGCGTACTGAGGGCGTGCATGTCTGCGACGGGCCGACGGCCGAGGCGTGTATCCGCGCGGGGCGCTGTACCAACGCTTCCGAGGAATTCCCCCAGCCGTGGCACGTCATGTTCAAGAGCGCCTGGGACGACCACGAGCGCAGCATCGACGAGGCGGTCTGGGACTCAGACTTCCTGCACGCCGAGCACAAGAAGTCGCCGGGCTGGTTTGCCGCCCAGTTCCTGAACAACCCGTGGCACGACCCGGACGCCTCGTTCCAGCCCGAGGACTTCAAGTATGCCGCCGAAGTGCCGCCGGACGTGACCACCATCCTGACCTCCGACATCGCCTGGAAGAACCCGAAGGCCAGCAAGCTGGAGCGCGGCGGCGACTGGAACGTGCTGATTCGCGGCAAGCACCATTGGAAGGAGGGCCGCGTCTATATCGACCAGATCAAGCGTGGCCGCTGGACCGAGGCCGAGTGGGGCGACCAGCTTGTCCACACGCTGCGCGAGTCAAAGAAGCCCGGCCCGCCCGTCAGCCGCATGGTCTACGAGGAGTTGCGCGGCGGCGCCTCCTTCGGCCACATCGCCAACGTCATCAAGAGTGTGTGCGCGCGAACGCGGGACCTCGCCCCTGCCCTCGTGAAGGCCATCCGCTCGACTGCCGCCGACGCCAAGGCCCAGCGCGTGAAATCCTGCGCGGTCTACTTCCAGAACGGCGCGGTCATCTTCGTCCGCCCGTGCAAGAACACCCAGTACAACCACGACTGCGCCCAGTGCAAGGAGTTTCAGGTGCTGCGCAACGAACTCCTCAAGTTCGGCGCGACTACCTATGACGACGCCGCCGAGGCGATGAGCGACCAGTTCCACCCCGAAATCTACCACCCGCCCGCCGTGCAGGTGGCGACCCCCATCACGCCGGTCCACCGCTACCAGTACGACGACATCCTGCGTCCAGCCGTCGAGCAGCAGGGCGAGATGGTGATGGTGCTGGACGAGAACGACCGGCCGGTGTGGTATCAGCCGGATACCTACTACTATCCGAGGGAGACCATACAGTGATACATCGTGCGCTGATTGTCGGCCTCGGTAAGATCGGCTGGCGCGGCTGGCCGCAGCAGCCAACCGTCGAGACTCACTATGCTCAGTTGTCGCAGCACCCAAGTATCGAGGTTGTAGGCGGCGTGGACACGGACGACGCGACCCGCGCAGAATTTCAGGGAGTTACCACGAAGCTGGTCTACTCCGACTTGCAGACCGCGCTCGCCGACTGTTCCCCGAGCATCGTGGTCGTCGCCACGCCGCCCTCCAATCATCGAGCGAGTGTGATCGCCGCAGCGCACGGCGCCTCAGTTCGCGGCATCATCTGCGAGAAGCCGATGGCTGCGACTGTGGACGAGTGCAGCGAGATGGCCGTCACCTGTTATCGGAAGGACAAGGTGCTGCTCATCGGCCACCAGCGCCGCTATGAGCAGAGTCACCGCCTGCTGCGCGCCTTCCTCAAGAGCGAGGTGCTGGGGCCGGTGGTGGGCGGCCGCTGCGTGTTCCCCGGCGAGGAGTGGCTGAATAACGGGAGCCACGCCGCCGACACGATGCGCATGCTAGTTGGTGATGCGCTTCCGTACAGTCTACGTAAGGGTGCGCCGAACACGCGCGTGTTTCAGGCCATCGTCGCCTGCCGCTACGGTAACGTGATGCTGGAGTCCTACGGCCACCTCGTCCCCGGCTACCTGCGCGCGATGTACGACGACCTCATCGAGTGCATGGAGACCGGCAAGCAGCCGGAGTGCAGCGCGCAGGACGGGCTGGAGGCGGTGCGGGCCACGCTGGCCGCCGAGGAGGTGTGGCGTGAAACCGCTGCGTAGCGGCTACGTGCAAGGTCAGCCCGCCGGCGGCCCCGAATGCGAGGCGTTCGAGCGCGAGCTTGAAGCCTACTACGGGGTGCCCTACGCGCGGGTGTTCAACAGTGGGACGGCAGCGCTGACGGCAGCGGTCATCGCGAGGCGACTGACGGCGATGTGCGTGCCGGCAATCGGGATGTCTGCCTCCGCTGCCAGTGTTGTGTATGCCGGTGCGTTGCTGGGATTCGCGGATGTGGACGACTCCTACGATGCCAAGGTTGCCTCGATGAAGGTTCACCTGTTTGGGCATCATCATCCCGGCACTGCACCGATTCACGATTGCGCCCAGTCACCAACCTTGCGGCCTGTAGAAGGTCAGGGCAGCGTGTGGTGCTACAGCCTGAACCAGCACAAGATCATCCAGTGCGGCGAGGGCGGCTACGCGCTCACCTTCTCACGCGAGATTGCGGACAGGCTGCATCTGGTCCGCAACCACGGCGAGTCCGTCAGCCCCGACATCCTCGGCCACAACTTCCGCATGACCGAGTTGCAGGCCAGCGTCGTCCGGTTCGAGTTCGCGCAACTGGACCGCCGTATCGCCGCACGCCGCGATTGGGCCGCGACCATCGCGCAGAAGTACGACCTGCCGCCCGACCCCGGCAACATGGACTGGTACCTCTACCCGGTGCGCGTGAAGAAGAACCGGGAGGCGTTCGCCAAGCGCATACCGGGTGCTCGCGTCGGCTACCAGCCACCAATCTGCGACATGCCATGGTTCAAGGCGCATGGCTACGGTGGCAAGTTCCCGAACGCGCGCCGCATCGAGTCCGAGATCGTGATCATCAGCCCGGAGGCATACGGACTGTGAGCACAATCAGCATCGTCATCCCGGCATTCGGCAACCAGCACGCGCTGGACCTGAGCCTCGCCACGCTGCATCCGCAAACCCGCTGGATGCGCAAGATCGCCCCCTACGAACGCTGGGAGTGCATCGTGGTGGACGACGGCAGCGACCCGCCGCTCAAGGTGCCCGACTGGTGTATGGCTGCCCGCATACCGCGCGACCCGATCCATCGCGGTTCATCCGCAGCCAAGAACTACGGCGCGAGCCTCGCCACCGGCCAGTACCTCGCCTTCTGCGACAGCGACATCCTGCACCTGCCCGACGCGCTGGAGTCGCTACTCGCTACCATCCATCAATGGGAGGCTGACGGCCAGCCCGACGTGCTGCTGAACACCATGCGCGTCTCGCTCCCCGACGGCTATAAGGACAAGTACATCCGCGATGTGGAAAAGCTCCTGACCAAGTGCCGCAGCGCGAACCTCCTGAACGACGAGGCCATCGAGACCTCCGCCCTGTGCTACGAGCAGAACGAGTCGCTGATCCGCCGCTCCTACTTCTTCCAGCTTGGCGGCTACGACGCGGCCTCATTCCCGAGTTGGGGCATGAACAACCAGGATCTCGACCTGCGCGTGGCGATGAGCGGCGGCCGGATCTCCAGCGCCATCCCGCGCGCCTCCACCGGCCAGCGCCTCCACTGCTTCCACATCTTCCATGAGAACCACATCAGCAAGCAGAAGGCGACCGAGGAATTCGTCGCCAAGTGGGGCGTCGAGTGGAGCGACCGACTCTACCAGCAGACCTACGCGATGGTCCAACAGGGCGGCATGCCCAGAATCCGGGAGGCGATGTGTCAGTCAAACTAGTGGCGGCGGATAAGGTGATCGACAACGCAGAGGACGCGGCCCCGCAGCCCCAAGTGGGCGGCATGCGCCTGAACCTCGGTTGCAACCAGCGCCCCCGCAAGGGCTACGTCAACGTGGACATCGTGAACTATCCCGGCGTGGACGTGGTGGCCGACTTGGAGAAGCGGTGGCCGTGGGAGGACGGCTCGGTGGACGAGGTGACATGCGCCGACCTGCCGGAGCATATCAGGCAGTGGTGGGATGAGTACGACGTGGAAGGCGCCACGACTCTGGAGCATATCAAGCAGGCTCTATTGCACCCCAAGCGCACCTACGGCATCATCCACTTCATGAACGAGGCGTGGCGCGTACTGCGAGTCGGTGGCCTGCTCGACTGTTCCATCCCCAGCACCGACTATGCCGGCCGGGGTGCATGGCAGGATCCCACCCATGTCTCCTATTGGAACGAGGCGACACTGCGCTACTTCTGCATCACGCCCGGCAACTATCGCGGCATCTACCCGAACGACATCAAGGCCAAGTTCCAGCCGCGCAGCATCAAGACGTGGATGCCGAACGTGGACGGCGTGACCTACCTCAATTTCGTCATCGAGAAGGTGGAATGAGCCAGCCGCAGCCCATCCGCAGCAAGCCCGAGGACTACTGGCACTCGCCCAGCTTCGTGAAACGCTACGTGGGCAACGCCGTGGTCACGACCAACGACAATCTCGGCTGCAAGATGTACTTCGGGGCGTGCATGGCCGCAATCGGTCAGGGCATCCAGTACATGTGCCCGCAGCCCCAGAGCCTCCTCTACGCCGGCTGCGGCCACTCCATCAAGGGGTCGGTGATGCAAAAGCACTTTGGCTGCCCCGTGACCGGCATCGACTACTCGGAATTGATGCTGGCGGAGGCGGAGAAGCTGCAGCGCAGCATGCCGGAGGAGCACAAGACGCGGCTGCTCAAGATGGATGTCGAGTCGCTTGACTTCCCAGACAACATGTTCGATGTCACCTTCTGCTATGGCCTGCTGATGTCTCTACCTGACCCGACCAAGGCCATCGCGGAGATCATGCGTGTGAGCCGCCATGGCCTCGTCTCCATCGAGGAAACCGACGCGGTGATGGACGACGAGCAGCGCACCTACTGGCAGGACGTGAAGGAGAAACGCTATCCCGGCCGCGTGTTCTGGCACGACTACATCCGCCTGTTCCGCGACTGCATGCAGTTGGTCGTCACGCCGATGCCGATACCCGGTGAGTGGGACATGGGCGCGCCACCTGCCTACATCCGCCTCATCGCTGTGAAGATGCCGATGCCGGGCGTGGAAGGAGTCCACTGATGCTGAGCAAGATTGAACTTGCTTGGATCGCTGGGGTCATAAAACGTCTGAAAAGAGATCCGTATGCCTCCTTGGAATAACATCGCGCCCGCCTCGACCGACCCGCTGCTCTACAGGAAGCAAGTGGCGAAGATGGTGGTGGAGCGCACCGGGTTCAGCCGCGACGAGTCCATCGACATCCGGCGCAAGGTGAGCCGCTATTACGATCAGTGGAGAGGGTTCATCAGGGGGCGAGCGCAAGCGTTCCGCAACACCGTCCACCTCCCGCTTCTGTTCAGCGGCATCGAGGCCGGCATTGCAATCAAACATGGTCTGCTCACCGGGGCCAAGCCCTACGTGGAGTTCATCCCCGGCGGCCCGGAGGACACCAAGAGCGCGCGCCGCGTCACCGGCCTCGTGCAGCAGCAGTTCGAGGACGCCGACCTCGACACGAAGCTGGAACTCATTATGCGCATGGGCGACATCACCGGCACCGCCCCGTTCCAGTGGAGTTGGAAGCATGTGGTCAACACGCGCCCGCAGCGGGTGCCCAACATGATGCCGCCGTCGCCTCTGCAGCAGTCTCTATTCGAGGTCATCACGACCAACGTGACGGACTTCGACGGACCATGGATCGATCCGGTGGATCTGCTCGACTGGTTCCCGGCGCCGGGCCACTCGCGCATCAAGGAGATGCCGTGGTGTGTGCGGCGCTACTGGATGGACCTCGACGAGATCCTGAAGCTGGTGCAGGACGGCCTGTTCGACGCGGAAGCCTTCGACGAGGTGCAGGAGACGCAACTCACCGAGATTGCGACGGCGGAATTCGAGGATCGCAGGGGGACGCCGGGCACGCTACGCTGGAGTCCTGCGATGACGGGGCGCTATGACAAATACAGCAAGCCCGTTGAAGTGCTTGAGATGCACGGCACGATTCCAAGCGAGATGGTCCCCGGAGACGGATTCCGTAATCGTCTCATCACCGTCGCGAATGGTCTCGCTGTCCTCCGCAATGTTCCGAATCCTATTTGGAGCGGAGGCCTACCATTTGGTGTGTATAGCCCCGTGCGTGACCCTTTCAGTATCTACGGAGTGGGAAAGGTCGAGCCCAACGACAAGCTGCAGGCAACCGCCAGCCGACTCGCGAGCCAGCAACTCGACGTGATGGACTTGGTGATTGACCCGGCCTTCGCCTACAACCAACTCGCCAACGTGCGCACGGACAAGCTGTTCGCCAAGCCGGGGGCGCTGTACGGTGGCGACGGTCCCCCGAGCGAGTGGCTGATGCCGGTGTCGCCCAACCTGCAGGGTCTCGAACTCGGCATGCAGCAGATTCAGGTGCTGTGGAACTGGATGCAGCACGGCACCGGCGTGAGCGAGGAGGCCATCGGGTTCAGCGGGGAGGCGGGCTCCGACCGGCAGACCGCGCGCGAGTTCCTCGGCAAGATGGAGAACGTGCAGCGACGCATGGTGCGCGAGGCGCTGGTTGCCGCCTCCGACGTGCTGCTCCCGCTCGCCGAAGCCTTCCGCGCGATGGACTCCCAGTTCCTTCCCGTCCCAACGCTTATCCGCATGCTGGGTCAGAGCGCCATCATTGACCCCGTGACCGGCCAGCCGATACCTCCGGACCAATCTATCGGCCTTGAGGACATTGTGCTACGGTATGACATGCGGCCGGCCTCGGCCACGTCACTCATCGGCCGGTCGGCGAAGCAGCAGAACGATGTCCTGCTACTCCAAGCGATTGGCGCATCGCCTATGGCAATGGTGATAAACTGGTATACGTTTGCTCGCCAGATGCTACTCGACTTCGAGAAAACGAATGTGGACGAGTTGGTGATGCCGCTCGACCCGAGGCTGGTGCAGATGGCGCAGATGATGAGCCAGATGCCGAAGCAGGGGGCGGGGCCGGGCGGCACGGGCGGGCAGGGGGGCGCCAACCCGGATAGCACCGTGGCAGGCACGCCTGGCGGGCAGAACGTGGACATCCTCGATCAGATGGTCAGGCCGGAGTCATCACTGCAGAGGAACATCTGATGGCCTTCGCCACCGAACGCGACAAGGTAGGCGTCATCCAGCAGGGCCTCAGCAGCCTGTTCTGGACCGAGTACTTGCTGCCGATGCTGCAGGACAAGGCGAAGAATGCGCTGACTGCGTTGGCAACAAAAGCAGCAGAGGATGACGATGTGAAGCGCGGCCGGTTCCAAGCCTATCAGGACATCATCAACGCCCCCGGCCGCGATGTGCAGGCATTCAACGAGCAGGAGGCGGCCGCCCAGCGGGCCAACGCCGATGAGCAGACCGCCGAGTATCGCGCTGACTACGGATTCCGCAGCCCCATCCGGCAAGCGCCCGAGGTCGGCGAAACGACAGGAGAAGCGGGTAACGCCGCATAGGAGATCCGATGCCCGACCCGGCAACCAATCCTGACCCAGACAGTCAGGAGGCGCAGATGAAGTTACTGGAGACGCTGGTGGGCGACCTGCCGGCGTTCAGGCCGGGGGAGGACACCGGGCAGGGAGTTCTCGCACCGGAAGGTCAGGAAGCGCAGGCATTCTATCAGTCGTTCAATCCGCCCCAGCAGGCGGCACCAAGGTCCGATAACGGCCAACCCGTTAGTGCAGCACCGTCTCAGCCGCCACCGCCGCTCCAGCCCCAGCAGGCTCCGGCTCCAGCGGCTCAACCATCCACGGGTAGCCGACTCCTCGCGGGCCAATACCGCAGCGTCGAGGAGTTGGAACGCGGATACCAGTCGAGCAGGACCGAAGCGAAGCGGCTCTACGACGAGAACATCGCCCTGAAGGCCGCGCAACTTGCCGTCGAGAAGATTGGCGGATTCCGGCAGCCACGCGAGGAGCCCAAGCCTCAGCCTGTCGATATACCCGTCCAGTTCCGAGGGGATCAGCCGGTCGTGCCCACCGAGGCTCTCATCCAGCAGATGGAGCAACGGGCGCGGCAGGTGGCACAGGAGACCGTCTCCGGCATCCTGACCCCCATGCAGCAACTCGGCAGCGCCAACGCCTCGCTCCGCTCGACCTATCCAGAGTTTGCGCAGCAGGAGGGCCAGTTCGCCTCGTGGCTGCGCGACAATCCACGCTATCAGGGCCTTATCCAAAATGACCCCGAAGTGGGGCTGGAGTCCGCCTACCTGAAGTTCGCTCGTGACTCTGGCGTTCAGCAGACGCACGTGGCGACTCAGGCCACCCATGCCGCCCAGCAGCAAATCGAGAGCGCCAGACAACAGGCCGCGCCGGCGGGCAACGTATCGCCCTCCTCGCGCCGGCCCACGGAGACCGAGAGCAAGTGGGGCGAGTTGAAGAAGCTGTATGACGAGGCCCAGTTGACGGGCGACTACAAGCGATTCAACAAGGCCCGCATCGAGTACGCGCTCGGCGACCAGTTCGTCAACACGCTCAACAATACCAACTGGGGACGCTGACGGACTAACGGAAGGCAATGGCCAACTCACTGATCGGCTCAACCGTCCTCTTCGGTCAAATCGCGGGAGCGAACAACCGGGAGGATCTGGTTGACATTATCACCCTGACCGACCCCTACGAGACGCCGGGCTACTCGATGATTCAGAAGGGCACGGCGTCGGCAGTCCAGCACGAGTGGCAGACCGAGGCACTGCAGTTCACCGCAACGGGTGGCGTGGCCGATTCCGGCGCCAACGTCACGACCTATGCGGAAGGTGCCGCGTTCGCCGCCGCGCTCATCAACGACCGCACGCGCCTGAACAACCTCTGCGAAATCTTCCGCAAGGACATTCAGGTCAGCAACACGCAGCGTTCCGTCCGACCGGGCGGCATCAAGGATGACTACCTGCATCAAGTGCAGGTTGCCATCAAGGAGATCGGCCGCGCCATCGAGATCACCCTGTTCCAGGGGCAGGCCGGCTCGGCCACCGGGACCACGGGCGCTCTCCGCACCATGAAGACGATCCGCAACTTCATCACGACCAATGCCTTCTCGACCTCCTCCACGGCCATCGGGGCCACGGGTGTCGGGTTCTCGACGACCGCATGGGCCATCGGCGAGGTGATGTTCAACGGCATGCTGGAGCAGATTTTCCTCTCCGGCGGCCGGGCGGACACGGTGTTCGTGAACGGCAGCACGAAGCGCGAGATCAGCCGGTTCTTCGGCGCGGGCGGCCCCATCGTGAGCACGTCACTAGCCGCCGGCCGGCGCAACGTGGATCAGGCCGGGAAGAAGCTGACGGCCGCCGTCGATGTTTACGAGTCGGACTTCGGCATCGTGAACATCATTCTCGACCGCTTCGTCGGCACGGTGGACGTCGGACTCGGCATCAACTCGGCCACGGCTTCCGGCTACAATCGCGCATGGTTTCTGCAACTCGACACGTGGGAGATCAGCGTGCTGCGTCCGCTCAAGCACGTCCCTCTGCCGCCCGGCGGTGACGCCGTTCGCGGCATGGTGCTGACGGAACTCACGCTCACTGCCTATGTCGAGAAGTGGAACGGCGTGCTGGGCAACATCGCCACGGTCCAGCATCCGACGAGCGATGGAACTGTGACTGCGTAACTGTTTAATTCCAAAGGAGATGGGGGGTCTGTCTCAGGCCCCCCACCTCAGGAGGCTACGATGGGCGTTATCGCAACAATCGGCCCGGATGTCGATCTCCCCGAAAACCCGCAGGTGCAGGAACTCACACACGGCGGCTTCCGGCAGAACCATCACCACCAGTGGATCGAAGATGCGGCCGACCCGCGCCACATGGGCCGCGAGATCCTGAAGCAGACGACCCCGCTCGACATGGCCGACAACGAGTGCGTTTCCGACATCATGGCGGCGGCCTCTCCGGAAGGCAAGGAGAACTATCACACGTCCAAGTGGAGCAAGTAGATGCAGCCGGTCACGCAGTTTGCAGCCGCCCTGCGTCAGGTGCTCGGCACGTGCAGCGTTGACAGCGCCGCGAACGCCGCCGCCTATGCCAAGCTCGTGTTCACCGGCCCGGCGGAGTGCTACGGTCTGTCGCTCCTCGGCACCGCCTCCGGCGCCGGCACGTTCCAGCTTGTCGATGCCACAGCCACCGGCGTCGGCGGCACGGTGAAGTGGCAGACGACAATCATCCCCATGCAGTACACCGAGTCGTTCATCCGGCCGCTCAAGTTCACGAACGGCTTGGTGATCAGCTACACCGCGACCGCCGCCGTCACGCTCAACAGCAACGTGTACTGGGGCACGGGGCCGAACACGCATGGCTAACGTCGGCCAGCCAGGACTGGAGGAGTTGGACTGGATTGCCGAGGCCGCGCAGGACCCGCGCACGACCATGTACCACCGCTTCTGCGACTGGAACGACTACAAGCGCGACCTCATCACGATGGAGTCCGAGGCGCGCAAGGTGACGAGCATCAAGACCAAGCTCGGCTGGTCGCAGAGCAAGATGTTCAAGCGGATCGCCTCCATGCCACTGCACCTGTTCGTGCTGCTGCGCCACGTGGACAAGGACTTCGGGCGCAATCACAAGGAAGGCATCAAGAGACTGCGGCGGTTCCTGATGCGCAACCCGATCTACAAGGCGGACTGATGCTGAGCGTGTACGGCAATGCGTGGAGTCAGCCGGCGGCCGGCCAATACTACCGGCTCAAGGTCCCGCTGCGCGCCATGCAGAAGCAGGGTCTCGCACGCACGTTCATCGACGGCCCCTACGAGGACTGCGGCGTGCGCGACCAGTGCCTGTGGAACAGCAACGTGCAGGTGCATTATCTGACGGCCGGCAAGCCCATCCACTCGCAGTGCAAGACGATCACCGAGATGAAGCCGGCGCGCAACGCCACCGGCCGCACGCAGTACCCGCCGCTCATCATTTTCGACATGGACGACGACATCGAGGCCATCAGCCCGCTCAACCCGAAGTACTGCACGCTGGGGACGCGGGACGCGCAGACTGGCGAGTTGCTGCTGCCACGCTCCGACATTGGCATCGTCATGAACGACGGTGACCCCGGCCCGATGTATCTCTGGCGGCATGGCTTCATGACCTCGCACGGTATTTTCGATAGCGGCCGCAACGTGAAGAACCACGCGCAGATCAGGAAGATGGCTGCGACCGCGCACGCCATTACCTGCACGAGCGAGTCGCTGGCGGAAATCGGCCGCCGCTGGAACCCCAACGTGTTCGTCTACCCAAACTCTCTCATGTTCGAGGACTTCCATCACTTCGACATCCGCCGCCGCCCGGACGAGGTGCGCGTGCTGTGGCAGGGCGGCTACTCGCACTTCCCCGACAGATCGGAAGAGCACACGTCTGAACTCCAGTCACAACCGAGAATCTCGTATGCCGTCTTCTGC